GTCATGCTTATTGCCATAGTTGCCCCGTTAACTAAGTATATTTTTAAATCAGTATGCCCCATTAGAACGACCTTTTGCTCTTTGAGTAATTGCGCAACCACACGCCATTGGTTTATCATTGTTCAAGATAATTCCAGTTATCCCAGAACTAGAGCCTTTACCTTTTGGCAAAGAATCAGTATTGAAAGGACCATTCCACAAAGCGTTAGCTCCAACCCCTGAAGTTTTAGCTAGTTTATCGTGTGAGTCCATCGGATGTGTTTTAATATTTAAGTTCATGATTAATATGTTTGTAGGTTATTATTAGGCATAATTTGCGTTTGTACATTTTGGGGGGTCGCCACAGGTGCATTTGTATCCATAATAGGCGTACCAATTGTTCTGTTAAATGTATTTGGCATTTGCATACCGTTTACTCCTTGCAGGGTTTGCATATTACCCATTGCATTTGGATTAATTACATTTGACTGTAATTGATTTGGGTTTTGGTTATAATTGTCTATCATATTAATTATTTTTATTAACGTTTTCTATTGCTTTTTTCAACACTATATCACTATATGTTTTACCTTTCATTATAGGGTTTCTTTGTGTGCTAGTAGGTATTTCTTCGATGCCGAGCATTATACGGTACATTCTACTAATTAATTGTTTGCACTTAAAAGAAACTTTATATATATGGTATTTTTGTGTTGTATGATTTCTAGGTCTCCAAACTACTATCCACCCTTCTTTTAATAAGGAGTTCCATCGTCTGTTGTCCCAGCTATATGAGTATGTACCTATCTTAAAATCTTGTTTTGTGAAGAAGTCCATACAATCAAAGTATACAAGCAATTCTAAATCAGCATCACTTAACTCGTTTGTTTTGCATGCCCATTTACGTATTATTCTATAATTCTTTAATAAGTTAAGTTCTTTTATGTCCTTAGCTTCAAACCGTTTCATAATACAACGACTATATCCTGCAATTTTATAACTGTATATTTATCACCTTCAAATTCTATTCCGTGGCCAGCATGCTTGTCATAGTATATCTCATCCCCCTCAACAACCGCTTTTATGTCATCACTAACTGATACAATAACTGCTTCTTTATATCTAATATCTTCTTTATCTTTTTCAATCAGAATAAGACCGCCTTTTGTTTTATCTGTAACTACCTTCTTTGGCAGTATGATTATATTATTACCTATTGCCTTCATTCACTCTTAAGTTATTGATTACACAATCGGTTGATAATATTGTAACAGCAACTGATGCTGCATTTCTTAATGCTGATTTGGTAACTAACAACGGATCAATAATACCCGCTTCAATCATATTAACCGTTTTATTGGTTATAACATTTAATCCAAATCCTACGCGTCTATTTGTAGGTATCGTGTCAATGCCCGCGTTCTTTAAAATAGTATAGAATGGCGCGGTGATAGCATTTAATAAAGCAGTTTCGCCCGCCGAGTCTGAAGTAATAATTTCAGAAGCATCTAATAATGCAATACCTCCCCCGGGAATAATACCTTCTTTTATTGCTGCTTTAGTTGCGCAAATTGCGTCTTCAACCCTGTCCGCTTTTTCTTTTAACTCAATATCTGAATTAGCCCCAACTTTTACAATCGCTACTTTAGCGCACAACCTAGCTAATCTTCTTTCTAATCTAATAACTTCTCCAGGAGGATTGTTATCTAATAGCTTTGCTTTTATTTCATTTATTAATGTAGTAACATCTTCGGTAGGTTCGCCGACTTGTAATATAGTATCTCCATCACTGGTTATACTTTTTAAACATGTTCCAAGATATTCTGGTTGGATTAAATCCATATCGTCGCCGAGATCCTCATTAATAACAGTTGCTCCTGTTAGTAAAGCCAAATCTGATAGCATATCTTTTTTGCTAACGCCGTATGTTGGCGCATTGATAACATTAACCTTAATATTCCCTTTAACCTTATTCATTGCTAATGCCGCTATAACTGTTGGTTCAACATCTGCAATAATAAGTAAAGACTTATTTGTTTTTATAATATATTCTAATACTGATTGTATTTGTCTAATATTTTCAACAGGTGATTCAATAATCAATACTTGTGGATTATCTAGTTCAGCTGTCTTTTTTGTATGATTTGTGATAAAGTGTGAATTAACTAATCCTTTATCATATTGCACGCCGTCTAATATTTCAATTTCAGTCTCAGCAAGTGATGATGATTCCATCATAACAATGCCAGTTTCATTAACTGCTCTAAAAGCATCACCAATAATCTTTCCTAATGTAGGATCATTATTTGTTGAGATCGTTGCAATTTGATCAATCATTGTTCCTGTAACCGGAACTGCAATAGACTCTAAATATTCAATTACTTTTTCAACAGTGGTTTCAATACCGTTTTTAAGTTCTCTTGAGCTAATAGCGTCTTTAACTTTATAAGCCTCAGATAAAATAGCGTGAGCTAATACTGTTGCTGTAGTTGTTCCGTCGCCTGCTTCTTTAACTGTTTTCCTAGCTGCTTCTTTTAAAAGCCTAGCTCCCATGTTTTCAATAGGATCTAATAACACTATACTATCGGCTACAGTTACTCCGTCTTTGGTAATAACTGGATTACCTGCTCCATCTTCTAACATTACACATTTACCACTTGCTCCAAGAGTTGAACTAACTGCTCGTGTTAATTTTGTAATACCTTCAAAAACCTTGTTCTTGGCATCGTCACCAAAACTAAGGTTCTTAACAATTGCGTCTGACATATTTATTTGATTTAATTTAATTTGATTATATTGCTATTATTACGCGCAAAAATTATTTTTTAACCCAGCAGCTTTAATATATTGATTCTGCTTAAATATCTATATGCTAAAAATAATATTATCGCAAATACAACGTAAAGAATAAAATACAAAGGTAGGTTAGCTTTCTTCTCTACTTGTTTTGTTTTAATAACCGATGCTTTAATAACCTTGTTAGTTTGCGTTTTAGACGTGTTTAAAGTCTCTGTTTTCTTTTTAGAGTATAAACTATTATCTTTAACTTTTTTAATTGTTATAATAGCGTTTTTATAGGATGTTCCATTTATTACAAGTGGTTTGCAAGTGTCTAATGGAGTTATGGTAATCTCGTCTGTGCTAATATCTTTTTTAATATATATACTATCAACTGTTTTTATAGCAATAGTATCTTTACGTTCTACTATGCTATCTGTTTTTATTTCCGTATTATTAACTTGCACTTTTCTAGAAGCGCAAGACATAAATATAATACTAACTAAAATAAATACTAGCCTCTTCATTTCTTCTTCTTGTTAAACCTGTTACTATTTTTCCTTTTGCTTTATTCCATTTCAAAAACTCATAACGTATTGTTAGGTCGTTTGGATTTTTATTTACTTTTTTAAGTAATGTACTATCTCCAAGTCCTTCGGCAATGGTATCAGTATCAATATCACTGCCCACATTATAAGCAAATGAAACTAATGCGTTGAATTGATTTTGGTTTATATTAGATACTACTAGTTTAGTTACGTCTTTTGCAAATTTATCCGCAACGACTTTGAATAGGTCAATAGCTCGTTCTTTAGTTATTGGCTTATCATTTATTGTAACTTTACTACCATCTTCATAGAATGTTGATCCGTACCCAATGGTCGGGACAGCGGCTGAGCATAAATACGGTTTTGCAGAAAACCCTTCAAATTTTGTTATTAATAAATAACCTTTGTCATCTAGTTTCATTATTGCTTTAATTTTAATATTATATCAGTAAATCCTTGAACGCTTACATAAGCGGTTGCTATTATTACCCAATCTTGAGATGTTAAATCCCCAGCGAATAATCCAAAACAAGCTATCGCAAAAACCATTAATTTTCTTGATATAAATTTATTTAATATTACGTCTATTTCTTGTCTACTCATTTTTCTATACTTTTAAAACAATGATCTTTGTCTATCTTATCTAATAGCCAAACTAATATAATTCCAAGCTTAGACAACGTACCCATCAATTCATTTCTTCCTAAAACGCTAGATATAGTCTCGTTAATGTTGCCAAACTTACAACCGTCTTCTAGTATTAATACTTTATTAAATAGTGTCCTAAACTCCCTATTGCCAAACTTATCTAAGTTAATAGCTGAACTTTCAAAGTATCCTTTTTTATTCTTAACAAATAACCAATTAATCAGGCTCAGTGGTAGATAAAAAATATATGCTAATATAAATAATAGAAAGCCCATTATATATCCCAGTCTTCGATATTAATACCAAAGTTTTGACCTGACTCCTGAGTCAACCTAAGTATTGTGAATGTCATTAACCTCTCGAAGTTTGCCTCCTTGTAGTTAACATCAGTCATAGGTGGTATGCCATTAAACTCTACCTCAGCTATCTCATCCCAAGACATATATGTCCTGTTATCCTTTAGCTTTACCACCATACCATCATCATCTGTGTAATAGTAGAACCCAGTAGCTGTTACACCATTAATGTCCTGTTCAATCTTTTGAATTGATAGACTAA